GTTGGACCTGTTGGACCTGCTATGGCGGGCACCTTGAGATTACCATATGTATCATAAGTACCATCAGTAGTCCAAGTATCGCCAACATTTAGTGTTACCTTTATTATTGTGCGTAACGTACCATTATTATTAAAATTAATAGTTATAGTAATAGGCGCAGTATCTTTATTCTCTATAAATAATTTTTTAATTATTCGTCTGTATCCAGAAGCAGGTGCAGCTACTAAAGTAACAGGCGTAGTGCCATTAAAAGCACCATCATTAACCGCTTCTGTAAAAATAGTTCCGTTGTTATCAGCGTATATTGCTACAAAATCAGGGTTGTTAGTAGTCGCAGCTCCTGACATTACAGCTTGAATTGTTTTTGTAGTTGCGTCTAAGACTAAAGTAGACATTGTTTGCCCCTATACTAAAAACCATGTGTATGAATTACTACCATCACCACCACCACCAGACGCCGCAATTGTAATTGCGCCAGCGCCATTTGTAATCGTTACATTTGTGCCAGCCGTAAGATTGGCTTTTTGCCACAAGCTAGTCGTTTCGTTATAAATCAGTATTTGGCCGTTTGTTGGATTCTGAGCCGACACGTTGTGCAACTCGTCCATCTCGTAACCGTTTTGGACGCGCACATAAATCTGACCGTTGCCATTGTTTGCGCGCTCAATCACGCCGATGTAAACCAAATGGTTTGGTGCGTAAGGTTTGGTAGTTGTGATTGTGCCAGCCGTAGCACCTAAATAGACGGTATCCCCGGCAGTGTACGCGCCGAGGTTTAATCCATTTAATACGCCTTGGCAAATAATCATGCCGGTAGCGCCAGCGGTAATGTCTTCAGCCGCTAGGCCAAAGGTTTTAGCCGATCCTGCATCTGCTGTGTTGTACGCCAACTTGACCGACACACGGTCGCCGGTTGCGCCGAACACATAGACCGGCTGACCTTTGCTAATCGTTGATGCTTCAGCATTGGTTGCTCGCGCATACAATGTTTGGCCAACATCAGCGGATATGGTTGACGTTAAACCGACAGCTAAAGTATTTTGATCGCTATTCCAATACAGACGGCCCACCGCATTAGTGACGGTTGGTGTCGTATCAAAATCAATGTAGTCTGGTGTGCCAAGTGCCGTCACGCCTGACATATCGCCGGTGTCGCTAATCGTCACTGCTGAATTTTGAATCAGTTTGCCAGTAGTTGTGTCAAACCTAGCAATAGCATTGTCAGTAGAAGACGCTGGGCCGATAACATCACCAGTGCCAGAACCTGACGCACCTGTAGGACCAGCCACGCCAGTAGGACCAGTTGGACCAGTTGGACCAGCTACGGTTGACGCAGCCCCTGTTGGCCCTGTAGGGCCATCCATACCAATATAACCGGGAGAACCTGTTGGGCCAGTTGGACCAGCTACGGTTGAATCTGCACCTGTTGGACCAGTTGCACCAGTTATACCTATACTTCCAGTAGGACCAGTTGGGCCTGTATTGCCTTGCGCACCTGTTGGACCAGTTGGACCAGCTACATTCGACGCAGCACCTGTTGGACCAGTTGCACCAGTTATACCTATACTTCCAGTAGGACCTGTTGGACCAGCTACGGTTGATGCAGCACCTGTTGGACCAGTAGGACCTGTATTGCCTTGCGCACCTGTTGGACCAGTTGGGCCAGCTACGGTTGATGCAGCACCTGTTGGACCAGTTGCACCAGTTATACCTATACTTCCAGTAGGACCTGTTGGACCAGCTACGGTTGATGCAGCACCTGTTGGCCCAGTTGCACCAGTTGGGCCAACTACGGTTGATGCAGCCCCTGTTGGGCCTGTTGGACCTTGTACACCCTGTGGACCTACTGCACCTACCTCAATAATCTGAGGTTCAGCTACTTCTTGGGTGACAACAACTTGAGTTTCAGAGACGATCTCTACGTTCATCTCGTTACCTCTTTAGATACGTTTACACAGCCCTCTAACAATCGAGTAACTACTGCTCCGCTCAATGCGGAACTTTGTAATTCTAAATCGTAAGCTGCGCTACAAAAATCAAAAGCAGCAGTCTCAGTAGCAGTAATTGTTATTGTGACGGTTCCAGCAGCGCCACCAAGAACTATTTTTCCATTCTCAGTAGTAGCTGTAAAAAGAATAGTCTCTGAAGTAATCTGTGGTCGAAACTGCATACGGGCAATGTAACCAGTAAGGTTTATTGCATTGCCAGAAGAGTCTTTCCAAGTGATAACTCTTTGGAACGTAGCCCCTTGTTCAATATAAATATCGTATATGCCAGCAGCCATGACCGTTCCTTAAAAGTGTTGCATACGAACTTGCAACTTTACACCCCGCATATCGCGGATTCTAGAATTTGTAACGCCCTGTTCGTAAAGATTTTTGTGCATCTTAGAAAACTCAGGGTCTGTCCAGTCCTTATCCTTGATGCGGCACAGTCTGTAAAGAACTCCACTGACAATCGTGTCTATCCAAGTCTCATACACCCAACTAGGGATACCACGCGCAGTGCGCTTAGGCTTAAGAATTACTTCACCAGTTATATCCCACACTTGATCTGGAATATAGAATAGACGAATAGATGAATCATTCTTTACCCAGAAGTGTGTAGGCTGACCAGTAGAATCAAGATACTCAGGATTAACTAATCTTTCATCTGTGTGGGTAAGTTTTTTATCATCCACCTTAATCCACTGCACTGCCTCAACTACCGCGTCAAAATACGGAGCACAAATATCGTAGTACTCTTGGTTAATTTGAGTAGGAAACGCACTAAGATCGATGCGCCACAAGTGTGTGCGAGCAAAGAAATCAGACGCAACAATAGGTAGATATTCTTTTATGGTCGCTTCAGGACATGTAGATATCTCTGGTGTAATAAGGTGTAGTACATCATCCCAAAGTACGGTAGACATTATGAACTCCCCGGTGCCACGTTTTCGTCGCTCTGAACCTTAAAGTTCAATGACGCAACCATAGCTTGATAATGAGCAACTGCCATAGTAGCGTTATTAGTAGCTACCGAATCTTTACTAAATGCACGATAAAGTATGTAATCCAACATTGGGTTGGAGTAGATATCGTCTAAGTTTATTGTTTCTACAGTAGCTGGATTTTCCAACTGTGCTTTAGTTAGTGCATGTGGTGCTGGAACAGTAGCGTAGATAATTTCTAATTGCGCTGCAGTAGTCGCTGGAGGATAAACAAGAAAATCCTTTGGGACTCTCTTGTCGTACATATATTTTTGGACATTGACGCTGGCTGTTTCGTTATACCAATTAGGGCGCATAGTATCCATACTAGCGCGTGATACTAACTTAACGAACTTCTTATTAGATGTAGCAGCTTTATTAGAAATTACTTCGAGTATCTTGTACGCGTTTGGATAACTAGCTTCTAATGATTGTCGATAACCCGCTACACAAGTAAATGTACCTGTCTGTGCATTTGCGTCTGGATGGAGAGATACTATTTCGCGGTAGCTATCGTTTAACCAATCCTGTAATTCAAGAACAGGCCACCGAACAGCTGCGGTGTCCTTCAAGATAATTTGCGCTCTTGCTATTATGCTAACTACCTTGGTGGTGGCCATATCTATCTCTTATGTCAACCCGGTCTGGGACACAGGCTCAGAAGTTGTAGGGATAACGTCTTCTATTGTTTGTTCTGCTTCGATGGCAGCCTGTACTTCAGCTAAAACATCATCGACAGGTACTACTTGTTCGGATTCTACTACGTCAGATTTCGCGGGTCTACCACGCTTAGGCTTACTATCATTCGTATGTTCAGCGGCTAGGTCACGACCTTCTGTAGTAAAAATCATATCATCGCCGTTTAGAAAGCCAAGGACTATATATTCATTACCCTTACGATAACGAGCTTTGCCACGGACGATTTCTCCACCAAGTTTTTCAGTTAGCTCATAAACATTCATAAAATCTCCTAAAAATCGGGGCCGAAGCCCCGAGCCTAAAGTTAGGCAGGTGTTGCCACCGAACTAAGCATAGCAATCCAAGTTAGTCCAGCAGAACCAATCTGAATACACTCAACCGCTTGCTGCTGACCTACCGTTAAAGCGGCGTTAGCTGCTGCGCCGTTAATGGTGCCGCCAACAGGAGGATACACTTTAATATCCTGCGCAGCGTCTAAGTTAGCAATAACTACACGCGATTGTGCCGACATGTTAGATGGAAGAATAACGCCATCGCCATCAGCAGCGACTACAGTAACAGTAGCAATAGCACCAGTGATGGCAGTTGCGCCAGCTTGGGTTTGAGTAGCGCCAGCGGTGATGCCCGTTTGGACGTCGCCGACGATAGTGGGGAACTGAGTACCAGCCATGATATTTCTCCTAAAAAGATTGATAACAAGGGGCCGAAGCCCCTTGTATTACGTTGCCGAGCCGACCTGTGCAACAACCAATGATTCTGGCTTAACGACCTTACGGCCATATACAGCCAGACCACGAACGATGTCGCCGAAGTCAGTTTGATTACGCAAAGGCTCAGTCTTGTTAACAGTCATAGCAAACGCTACGGCGTCTTTTGTACCGGCAATCATGGTACGACGAGCTTTAGCACTAGCAACAGAACCGCCAGACGAAGTAGCTGACAGGCCGGGAACCAATGCCTTACCAGCAGCACCTTTCGGTAGCAGGTTCGATACATAGACTGTGAAGCGGTCTAACATACCAATCTTGCCAGAACGAATGGTGGACTGTGGGTCACCAGTAAAGTACGCCTGAGCGATGTTCGACTGCATCAACAGATGACGATCAAATGGAGAAATTACTAACCAGCGGCCAGTCTCAGGTACGTTTTGCTCGTCCAAGACAGACGACATACGCAAAATGGCGTTCAGTACATTAGCAGCAGTAGACTGATCGATAGGAGCAGTATCAGTGCCCAGATCGTATGCAGCAGAGATAGCACCTGCACTACTACCTTCGTTAGCGGCTGCAGGACCTTCAGTTACAAACGACTGGAAGAACACTTCGTTTTCGATCTGAATCTTCAGCTGTTTAGCTGCATCATCAGTGAACATGTTCATCAAATCGATGTCAGACTGATAGCCCAGAACATCAGAAACCTGAACGCCAAAGTACTTACCCTTGTTGACTTGTAGGTCAGTGAAGATAGGAGTAGGAACTTCGTAAGACAGGTTGTTACCGACTTCATAGTCGGAAATGCTGATCGTTGGAGCCAGACGAATACGTACTGTATCGCCTTGGTTCTTCAGTTCGCCTTCCCACGTTGTGTTGGTAATTTCTGCCAACATCGTGTTTTGGTAGAACTTGGCGTTAAGCTTGCCAGACCAAAGGGTTGGAATAAAACCACCCGAGTAGCTCGGATTGGTGTTGAATGGCGCATTCGCCGGAAAAACAGCAGCCATGATGGCCTCCTAATAAAAGATCAAAGTTGGTTTAATCTCCGCTGCTGTATGAAAATTACGCAGTTACGCGTCCTTCAACATACGCAGAATCGATTTCGGCTTCAAGTTTTTTAGCCTCATCGTATTTATGCGCGATGTTCAAATCCTTTAGTTTCAAGAACATTTTTTCTACATCACGAGTGGTGTAGGTTCTGCCCTTTTGACTAACAGGCGTCTGAACAGACGCATTACGAGTCGGCTGGACTTGGCGTTCAAGTTCGGCTTGTCTGTCATCGCTTTTAGGAGCTACGTTAGCGTCTTTAAACATCTTGACGTAGTACGCAACACCTTCAGCATCGCCAGTGTTATACGCATTTTGCGCTGCTGATCTCCTAGGAGCACGTAGCATAGGATCAAATTCATCCAACCACGCAATCCACTTTGGATCAGAATTTAATGCCGACCAGTCCGGTACCGTGTGATACAAGCGCTGTTCAAATGAAACTTCTCCGACTTGATTACCTGTCTGTTGCATTTGTTTACGCAACTCATTGTTCTCAACCTTCAAAGCGTCAAGTTCTGACCTAAACTCCATAGAGACTTCACGCGCTACTTTGCGTTGGACTTCAATTAAGTCCTTGCCGAATGCTTCAACGTCATCATCCGTTACGAGAGATTCACGAGGAGTCGAGGTTGACTGTGTTGGTACCGGGTCAGGTTTTGCTTCTATTTGTTGTCTAAGTTGACCAACATAATTTTGCAATTCCTTGACTTGCGCATGTAGCCTCGGTACCTCAGCATCGTACATACCCTGAAGGGTTTTGTATTTCTGCTGCCACGTCTCTTCCGTTACTTCCGCCGTTTTACTCTCGATTGGCTTCGTATCAGGTTTAGCTTCTGTAGTCGGGTCTTGCGGCTCTGCTTGTGGTTCTGGATCAGGGGCCTGATTTTCAGTTGGCTCTGGTTCAGTTTCACCAATAAGCTGCTTCTCAAGTGCTTCGATTTCTTTCAGTTGCTGTTCAACCTGTTTCGGTAAAGCCATAAAAATCTCCTATCAGCTCCAACTCTGTCTTTAGGCTCCTATAATGGTGTGCCGTCTAACATAATGGTTTGCTTCGGACTATAAAATGCGGTTATCTCAACCGCTCCAAGATTGAAGGAGCCTTATCGACTGCCTCCAAAAAGTCTTGTAGTACCTTCGCTCGACCTTGCAGTTGACGGAAGCGATCCCCATCAGCCTCGATCAGCGAAGACTTTGTTTCTTCAAGTGTTTGTTTAAAGAGCAGTAAGAGTCCCTCGTTCTCAGAGCTACGGCATCGTGATAATGCCGAAACTACCTTACGGTCGGAACTCCCATCTAAAAATATGTTCATAGTTAGCTATTTATCACCCATGTTGATAGGTTGTCAATAGATTATGATAAAAATTAATTTTCATACTCCTATTTTGAGAAAGCCCGCTCCACAGCGCCTCTGGCTTTTTTCCACAAAGACTCTTCGCCCATAGGTACCTGCGCTGGAGCAACAGGTACGCCTCCTACTGGGACAGCCAAATCTACTTTTCTACCTGTTCCGGGAGGCATTTGTCTTCCAGCGTAGATTCTAGCTAATCTATACGGACTAAAAAGGTTATCACCTACGTAATCACCAATAAAATCACTAGCAATTTCCCGGCCCTGATTATCAATTATGGGATTAAAGTCATACTCATCAACAACTCTATAAGTATTAGTTTTTGGGTCTTTCTGGTAATTGAATTGGCCCAATGACTTTGAGATCGATATATACGGGTCAAGGCGACCAGAAATAACCGGATACCTCTTGAATTTGTAGTCTTTCATCAACGTACCGTAATCGTCGTAAGTAATAAACCCTTTACCCCCACCTTTTCTTCGGATTAGGTCTGACAGCGCGTTCAATTCTTCTGGATTGTAGTAATCCTTTGTCACCGGCCCACGTTCGCCTTTTGCACCAAATGTATCTAGGTAAATCTTGTGCGCTGCTGACATTTTGCTACGGTCGGTATATGCCATATCTGCAAAATTTATTAGCCCCTTAGTAGCTACATCAGAAAAAGCCGCTGACACACGCTGCTTAAAAGTGGGTTCTATCGGTATCCCGTCAGGAGTGTACAACTGGTTTTTCTGTAGCCCGGCCATTATCAGATTCCATTCGGTCTAGGCGACACAAAATTGGACTCTCTACCACCTACTTGAGAGCCGTCCGGCAACATGTTCTTGGGGGCAGGACCTTGCGTCATGCCCTGTGGGGCACCGGGAGGAGGAGGAGGAGCACCAGCTCCACCACCTTGCATGGCCATCTCTCCAGCTTGCATCATTACTTCAATCTGCTGCTGTAACTGCTGAATGGTCTGTTGCTGCTGTTCCATTACGCTCATCTGGAAACTGTCTGGGACAATCTTATCGACGTTACCTGACATGTTTCTAGCTGCATCGCGGAGCAACTCGGCTGTTCCGTTCATGCCTACGATCTGCTGCGCCACTGGGCTATTGAGGACTAACTGCAAGAACTCATTGCGGCGGATAGCTTCAGCTTCTTTAACGACCAACGCCTGTGCGCCTTTGGCCACTATAAGTACGTCGCCAATCAGGTCAGGGTCTTTGCTATACCGCAGATTATCTTGGTACAGACGTTCAACAATCGGGATGATTATATTCTGGTCGATATTGGATATAACCTGCTTAATACCCTTGCCAGCGTTGGAAATCAGCATCGATAAGCCAGACGATGTACGACCTGCACCAGCTACGTGTTCACCCGTCATATAGCGAGGAATCATCGTGTCTTCATCAGCGCGAGCAGCGAACTTCTCAAACACAGTCATCAACTCACCAGCATTGCTGCTTGGTTGGAAGAACGACAACGGCTGAGAACCATCGTTATACTCGGAAGCTTGGAACTGCCAAACTTTCCATGGGTACATATTAGTTACATCTTCACCAGCGGGGATACGCGATATATTCACCGCTACCTGTGGACCAGACGATATGCCCATGTTATTTGCCAGTGCGCGACCTGCGCCGTTTACCATGTCCTGCGAATCCATACACAAGTCAGCTACGCCTTTGCCATCAACAGAACCCGGCAGGTTTTCATAGCTAGTCATATAGTATGGCTTACGTCCAAGCGGATCGTAGTTCAACACAGCACGGATAACGACATTACCTATTAGCCAAACTTCGCATGGATATGACAACTGAGGATCAGGTATTTCTTTAGGGTCCATGCCCCAATCAATCAGCAGTTTGCCTTGGACGGTATCCCACAGTTGCAGGGCGTCTACCAAATCCTCTGTATGCAACGTATAAGTTAGGTTCTTGCCTTCAGCTGTAGCTTTCGCTGAGTCTGTCCACAACCATTCTTTCAGGTTGCCAATGGTGAACTCGTCAAGAACAGTACGGATGGCTGCTTCGCTGTAACCTTCTACACCGATTAGCGCTTCCAAATCTTCACGGGTCATTTTGTGGCGTTCGATGATGAAGCCATCACCCAAGTTCCACGACCACGGTGCCCAATAGATCATGAACGGATCAACACGTTCCCACTCGTTGCGAATCTCTTCTACAGTCTGTAGTTCGCCGTTTACGAACTTAAGCATTTTGCGACGACGCTTTACTGGCCCTTTGATTACGCCATAAGGGAACGTCACAATATCATCTAGGAATTCATTGAATGCCGAGTGCCAATTGCCTTCTACAAGCTGATCTTCCATCTTGTCAGACATACGATCAACACGCTTGCGAGACTCTTCTTTCAACTCGCGCATCGCCTGATCTTTCATTGACGAAGCAGCTTTACGCATCTCGTCTTCTGTCGGCTGACCACCCTGAGCGTAAACAGCCATTAGCTCTGTGGCCATCTTAGCTTTGAGTTCTTCTTCAACGCCAGTGGGTAGTTCGGGGATGGGTGTTGGCTCGATACTCCAAGGACGATCTGCACCTGTGCCTAGGAGGGTGTCGCGTAACCAGCTCGTTGCTGCACGACATTTAACTGATGTAAGCTGTACAAAAATCTCTGATCCGCCTTGCGACTGAATCTCTGACAGCTTCTCGGGGTCATATTCCCCGTTGCGACGGCGCAAGCATTTCAACATGCGCTCTTCTAAATTGCGTTTAGCTAACCGTGAAACCTGCCACCGTTTGCTAACATGTGATGCCAACCCTTGAATAACGGGCTGCGCGTTCTGAGCGTTCGCTTCGCGTTTTGTTTCTGCTTCCATGTCGGATACACGCGACACAGGCATTAGGGCTAAACCATTCATTTCTCGTCCTTAAACGGACCTCAAATCGGAATGCCCCTATGTAACATCGGAGGCTTGTAATTGTCAAGTATACACATAGGAAACTCGCTTAACTTCTTTGCGAGTCTGAACTAACGCTGTACCCCTGACGTTCATATCTATTATGGCATCTGCGTACTGATTGGCATCGTGAACGTGTGAAAACTCGTTTTTGTCGGGGGAATCTTCCAACTCCCCGTTCTTCTTGAGTCTGTACCGATACCCAGTCTTGAATCCTTTGATGAGCATTTTACACGCTGGGTCTACTAAATACATCGCCTTACCTTCTAACTGCTGAGATAAAAGTCGTTCCACGGCCTGTATCCGCAAGTCGGGTTTGTTGGTCGGCGGCTTAACGCATTTAAAACCCGCTGCTTTCAGCGCGTCCACCAGCGTCATCTCATTTAGCTGCTGTTTCATAAACCCCGCTGGGTCTGGTGCGCAGAGCATATTAAAACCGGGGTAGTGGTTGGCCACGAACGGAGTTAGCTTAGTTCTTATGAACGTCTCGATGCCCATGTTCTCGGAAGTCAACTCAGCAAGCGTCAACACACGTCCCCGAGCATCCCGCTGCTTAAACACTGCGGCGGGTGTCCGCCCGAAGTCAATGCCAATAATGAGCGGGTAATCGGATGAGTTGAGCGCCTTGAGCGGCCCCTGAGCTACGTGGAAGTCCGGCACGAATGATTTCTGATATACCGGGGTGCCAGAGAGCGACCTACCAAATTTGTTATGTATATAGACGTCTACCCAGTCCTCGGTCTTACCCTCGGCCAAGTTTTCGTAGTACCCATCGATCAGATTCTCCGACCAGTCGCACTCTGCTGAGAGCGCCGAAGGCTGCATAAATATCTGCCCCGTGCTCGGCGGGTTGGACATGTACTCTTCCCAGAACGTATCGGCATCTGGTGCGTTAGTCGCCCCCCAAATGTGATGGTTGGGTTTACCGTTGTCGTCTACACACCCACCTTTCGCCACGGAGGGGTATCGACCCACTCGACCTTGTAGGGCGTTAAATATGTCGGGGTGAATTTCTCTGTACTCGTCGAGAATACCGAAGGAACATTCGAGGGAGAGCAAGCGGCGGACATCATTGGCATCATCCAGCCCCCTAAACAGGACTTCGCACTCAACGTCGTCAAAGCGTAAAAAGAATCTTTTGTCAGTACGCGCATAGGTACCCGCAATCCCTTCCGGGAACCACGTAGTGAAAGTAGGTATCGTAGCATCGGTCAACATCTGGTTGGTATTTCGCACCACCACTGCACGACTACGACGAACACCATCCTGACCCTTCCTCATCTTCTTCGCGTGGTATGCGATTTTCATCATGGCAGCGGAGGATTTGCCGCTTCCGACTGGCCCCGAGACGAGTGAGACAAAGGATTCTGACGTCAGGAACCCCACTAACGACTTCGGAGGGGTGTAATTGATCCCGTTCTGGCTCATTCGTAGTAGTCCTCACCCGCGTATTCATATGTTTCGTCCTCGGAAAAGCTCAAAACTGGTGTTTTTTGGGCATTTTCTACGGTTCTGTGCTCAGTTTCCGGCAAAATTGTCTCTAAAACGATGGTTTCTGCAGGCTTTTCGAGGGTGCTTGGGATGTTAATTGTGATCGAAAATCCGGTGCCAGCAAGCATATTTTGCTCTTTTTTGGGCTTTAAATCAGCCCATTCGACGAAATTTTCATGGATTTTAGCCCGTACAGCGGCTGGAACGTCGGGGTCCCGTGCCATATGATAAGAAGTGACGAGTAAGTCCTCAGCAAGAATCTTTGCCTTGGCTGCAAACGAGAACCCTGTTTCGCGCAGGTCGTTGCAATACGAATCCACATACCGCTGAAATTGCGGGTTAGAGGAAATTAAGTTGTACTCAGCTTGGGTTACACATTCGCCTGCGATAACTTCATGGATTGGCCTGTTAGCCCCCATTTGGTTCCTAGCTATGGCAAGCGCCAGTTCCCGCAGAAGCTGATCTGCTTGGATTGCGCTGTTCATGAGCGGAATATAACACGTAGTAATTAAAAAGCAAATGTCTCGATTTAGTACCCGGCGGAAATAAACCCCCCTCTTAGCTTTTTAATTACGTGATCCGTTTAATATTTGTGTGTTAGAAGTGAAAAAAT